TTGCCACTGCTTCTGCCAGCCACTCTTCATATATTGGCTGGCAGAAATCATTTGCAAGCCATGTTCTGTACATTCTGAACATTTTCCACGCTTCTTCCAAAGCCCCTCTGCTGGCTGAATAGCTGGCAGTAAACCTCTTCACAAGCAATTCATATGGTATTTCAAGTGCAGCGCCTATTTGCTGGCATATCGCTTCTACAAATCCGTTAAAATTCGCATTTGGTCTTCCTGGGTTCATGTCGTGTGCTTTTTCTCCCGGTGCCAAATCAACAACGGCTCCCGGTCCAAGTTCCACACTGCTTTCGTCCTCTTCGTCCACCTGCATTTCTTCCGGCACTGCTGCCCCTATGGCGTCCCCGTCGCTTTCTTCGGTCTTTTCAATGAATACCGTAAACATTCCAGAAACCACCGCCGCCACAAGTTCCGCGTCTGTATATCTTCCCAGCTGTTTTAAAGCTTCTATAACCGGGGCAAGAAACGGAACGCCCCTGCGTTGGTCTATCCTTTCCCGGTTCATGAGGTGCAGCACATTTCTTCGTCCGGTCTTTTCTCCGTAGGCTTCCACCCTAACCCACTCCATATGCTCATTTGCATATGATAACGGGTGATGTTTTGAAAAATGGTACGCTACAACCTCCCCGCTCCGATCCACCTCCACACCACCCACAATCTGATTGTCGATTGTATCGTAATTATCCGGGCTTGACAGCCTGTCTGCTTCAATTAAATGCACCCTCAAATCATAAGGCTGGTTAATTCTTTCCTTTACCGGAAGAACCGCCAGACAATCTCCTGAAGCGAGCCAATTTAAAAATGCCAACTGCTGCAATTCATAAAAATTATCCAGCCTTGCCATGTCGCAATCAGCGCTTTCAGCCCACACCGCCCATTCTCTAGCTATTTGTTTTTCAAGTGCTTGCGCCTGCTCTACTTCAAGCCCTAGAACTTCTCTGTCTACAGTCGGTTTCAGCATAAGTCCGCGCCCCACAATATTTGTTCGCATGGTCTTAATTGCCCCGTTTGCTATTGGGACCCCCATATATAAATCACGGCTTCTTTGCCTTAATACAGAAAGATTGTCGTTAATATCTTCCCTTGCCGAACCTCCGGCATAATTCCAGCCAATCATTGATTTTTTTGTTGTACTGGCTCCGTAATTTCCATAACCGCTGTTTAGAATTTCTATTTTGTGCCTTGCGCCTGCTCTTTTTAGCGCTAATTGTGGTGCTACCGTGGCAATAACCCCGTCTATTACCTGTGCAATTCCGTTCATTTTCTCACCTCCCGTCTATTTATGGCATGAAAAAAGCACCTTTTCCGGGTGCTTCTTCAATCATTTTTAATTTTCCACACTACAATTATAGCTTAAAAATCGGGCAATGGCGGGCAATTATTCACAAGTCGCGGGGGACCACCCTTTTTATCCTGTTCCTGCCGCCTGTTTTTTTCTGATTTTCCATAGCTGCTATTTTAGCATTCCAATAGTCTATAGTTTTTCTAATTTCCGTCAAATTCGCACGGGTTAGGGTCCTGCTGCCTATCGCATAACTTTGACCTGTTGCAACTGTCATTTCCGCTTCCAGCCACACTTCCAAGTGTTTTTGTGCTATTTCCATTGTAATTCCTGCCATTAGATTACACCTCCATTGCTTCTTCTTCCTCTTCTTTTTGCTTTTACTTTTCCCGCTTCCGTTTTCTTTTCTTCCGGTTTTTTCAACGGAAGATTGGTTATTTCAATAGCTGCCGTTGCATAGTTTCTACAGTCAAGGGCTTCATTTCTTTTGTGCGCTCCCTTATCCTTTACTTTCCACACAAAAAATGGTCTGCCTTTCTTGTATTCTAATACTTTCTTTTCCGACGTCAGCCCCTTAAAATACTTTTCATCATATCCCCTGTTTTCTTCTTTCGGAAAATGGCAGTATCCCGGACCCTCTTTTTCAAGTTTTAATCTGTCCATCAGCCACGATTTACCCGTATCAACTCCAATCGTGAACAAATATGCCTGTTCGCGGTTGCTCTTTGTCGGCTTCTGGATATATGCAGCTGCGCTGTCATTGCTTCCCTTTATTGCAAAAACCTTTCGTCTGAACCTATCTTTGCAAAATTTATATACTTGATTGGTAAAGTGACCGCCGCTATCCATGCAGGTGCATATAATTTTTAGCTTTGTTCCGTCTGTTTTGTGGAATGTTTGTTGCAAGAATACGTCCAAATCTTGCCATACCTGCTCTAGTTTTAAGTCGCCGTATATTACAGCATATCGAATACCCCAGCTTTCATATTCCGGTCCCCAGCCTACAACCTCAACTTCAAATCTGTCGTCCTGTGTGTCAACTCCGGCTGTAAGGTACAAAACTTCTTCCGGTACTTCGCAGTTGTATTTTTCCCGGCGCTTCATCAGTTCTTCGTCTTCTATCTGTTCGCCGTCTTCCTCCCACGTTTCCCCCATTTCTGTATTGGTCCATACTTTCAGTAATTCGATATTTCCTTTTTTCTTTTCTTCATTTGCAAGAAGAAACTTTTCCACAACCTCTTTCCAATTTGCAAGTGTGGAAGCAAGCGTGTTCAAATGAAATCCGCGCACTGGGTTTTCCGGGTCCGCATGGATAAAACAGCCGTCAATAAACCGTTCTTTCCATTCCACCTCACTTGATATTACGCCGCACTTTTCACAAGCATATCTTATTTCCGAAAGGTCGTTTTTATCAAATATTATATTCGCCCAGTGTAGCGGCTGCAATTCTCCGCAGCACGGACACGGCGCGTTCCATTCCCCGCGGCTGCTGTGTTCGTACTCCACTTCAATTCTGGAAGCCCCTTTGATTGTCGGCGTAGAAATATTTACTTGTTTCCGGTTCCAGTAAGTAGTCAATCGTTTTTCTGCAAGTAAAAGCGGGTCCCCCTCTTTTCCTGCGCTTGCTGGGTAAGCGTCTATTTCATCAGCAAGCAATACTCGTATCGGACGGCTACGCAGACCAGCTGGGCTGTTGGCTCCAACCATGGTGACTTGACCGCCCGGAAATATCTTTTGTTGTATGGTGTTTCCGCTGCTCCGGCTCTTATCATTTATTCTTTCCGCTAAAACTGGCGTGTCCCGTATCATGGGTGACAGCTTTTCTTTTGAAAAACCCTCTGCCATTTGTATTGTCGGCTGAATAACCATAATTGGGCTGGGGTCGTAATGCACATAGTACCCGATAGGGTTTAATACCATAGCGTCCGTTTTTCCTACCTGTGCAGCGCTCATAATGACTACTTTTCTAATCGCCAAATCGGTTATAGCGTCCATAATTTCTTTCTGGTACGGGGCTTTTGATGTTCTCCATCTTCCCGGCTCCGCTGACGCTCCGGCAGATAATCTGCGGTATTGGTCAGCCCATTCAGACAGCTTCAATTCTGGTGGCGGTTTAAGGCATTGAAATATTCTGGTAAATAATCTTTTAGTGTTCTGCTGCATTGTCTTCACCGTCCCCAATGTCCCCAAATACTGACTGAAAGTCGGAAAGTTCTTCCAGTGCTTCATCTATGGCGTTTTTGATTAGTTTAAATATTTCTGTTTCGTCCTTTTTTTTCGCCACTTTTGGACTTAGTTTTGCAGGTATAGCCATCAGACGTGTTTTAAAACGTATCAACATATCTGTCAATACCTTTTCTATGTCTTCCGACGTGTGAACCTCATTTTTTCGCAGCTGCAATTCAAGTTCTTCATTCTCTCTTTTCGCCCTTACCAGCTTTGCCCGCTCCGTGTTGTAGTCAATCTGTTCTTCTGTTGGGCTGTTCTTTCGCAGGTAGTTTATGTATTGGTGGTTTGCTTCTTGCAAATTGTACAGCCCCGGTCTATATTCTGTTATTATTTTGTCGTCCCGCAGCTGGCGCACCCTCCGTTCCGAAAGGTCCAGCCATTTTGCAACTGCGGCGGCTGTATACAATTTCATTTTTAAGCACACCCCCTTTAAAAATTTTCCCGGCAAGTTTGGAAGTGAAAAAATATTTTATATGGCTAGGCAAGGGCTGGGCGTCGTCGTACCCGCACTCTCTCCGTAACGCTGGAAGAACCTATTCCATGTCACCAATGTCCGTGTCATCCACAATCTCCCCCGTTTCTGGGTCTATGTCGTAGGCACCTGTTATCTTCTGCTTTGCTAAGTTGTATTTCTTCTCTTCCAGCGTCAAGCGTCTGTCCTCCAACTCATACGCCTTGATACTATCAAGTTGCTTGATGATACGCCCATGCAGGCGGTTCAGTTCGGCTTCCACTTTCATTGCTCTATCAAACGGACTGGCTTTGATAATACTTTTCATTGCTGTTTTGAATTTCTCTGCGCTTCCCTCTGGGTCTTGTGCTTCCCCTGTTGTAACGCCCATGTCCCGCTCCTGTAGTTGCTGGTCAAAGTCTTTCGGTACAATCATATGTACTATCTTGTCTGTGTAATATATCCCCTCTGCTGCCGGGTCCGTGTACTGTTGTAACAGGCTTTCCAGATACTCTTTTCTTAACAGCAGGGCTTGTAATTCTTCCGTCATTCTTGCAAGGCTGCTGCCCGGCTTTATCCTCTGTATTGCTTCCGCTGCTTCTGGGTCTATGTCTTTATACCCTGCCTGCGCAAATGCCCCGTGCGTAACAGCATTTTTATTGCCGCTTTTCGCCGGGGTTTTACCAGTAGCATTTCTATTCCCTTTTTGCCCCCCTCTTTTCCGGGGCTTCTTTTTCAGTTTCTCTTCCCAGTTATCCTCTGATTTCCATTTCCTTATTCTGACTTCTGGAACGCCTGCTGCCGCTGCCAACTCTGTTGTGCTTATATTCCCCTCACTATCAAGGTATCTTTGCAACGATTGGTCGCGTTCTGGGTTTCGTGGTCTACCCATCTTATCACCTCTTTTCGTTCGTTTTCATTCTTTCTATTTTTGCTATTTACGGAAATATATAAAATTATGGGCTTTGAAAGTTCAAAGTTCAAAGCCCATCTATCGCTAATGGTCTAAATTGTAATGAAAAAAGCGCTGTTTTATCATAGAAAATTATAACAGAAATCATTGTGCAATAGCGGGCAAACTTTGCTTCATGCTGAAAGTTCGTAATTTGCAATAGTTCTATTGTTACCGAACTTCTGTATTAAGTTTTCAACAGCCAAATTGCGTATGTTTTTACATTGTCTTTCTGAGTAGTGACTGCGTACCGCTACTTGTTCCCATTTCAGCTTGTTAAAATAAAAGCCAAAAATCATGTTTTTTTGGTTTAAATTCAGTTTAGAAACTTCTTTGAGAATTTCAACTTTCAATTTCTGCAAATTTTCAATTTTATTTTGATAATAGCTTATATCCCCGCTTACATAGTATGGTATGTTCAAAGCAATATTTTCAGTTTGCCGTGATATGTTATTTTTCCCTTTCGGTTGTCCATCGTATTGCATTGCAGCAAGAGGATTATAATTTTCTTCCAATTCCTCTAAGATTCTTCTATATATTTTTATTTCGCTGTCAATCAACGGGTAATACTCTAAAAACTCTATTACTCTTGCTTTTTTCATATCTGCTATAGTTGTTATTACCATCTTTTTCCCCTCCCTGCATTTTATTAACCGCATTTTTCAGTTTGATTTACTACTATACAATTCAATGCTTTCCAATGTTCTTTTTATTTTTCTCTTTCTATCACCTTGACTATTTGTCCAGTAACCATTGTTTTTTATACAATCCCAACTCTGCAACATTCTTAATCTTTTAAGTCTGATTTTAAGAAAAAACAAGATTATTTTATCCATATATTGCACCACCTTTTTTCAATTTAGTCCTCTTTATAAACTGCGTTCGCATCATTTCCTTTTCCGCGTTCCATGTAGTAACCATACAGAAATTCTTGCTGCGCTTTCGTATATCTCTTAACAGGGTTTCTTGTTGGTTGTGCTATTCCCTGTCCTGGACTGTGAAGCAGCACCCACCCTCTATCTACAAGCCAATCTCCTGCACCAATCAAGCCAACATTACACTTTACCTGCATATCAATTTCATCATCTGCCGCAACCTTTGGAAAATGTTTCTCAATATAGTCTTGTGCCCATTCTTGATGTGCTCCCCATTCTACATTGTGGAATGTTCCGTTAGGTTCCAGCCAGCCATAGTCCTCTGTTGTATGCTCCTCTTCATCCATCATGCGTTCCATGTAACCGCTGAGAAGACTATCCCTATATCGAGATTCAATAGGCTGTCCAGTCTCTTTTAGCACTGTATTTCTCTGATAAGTAGGCACATATTCCATAGCAACTTCATACCATTCCTGCATCTTATGTAATTCTTTTTCTGTCTCCTTCAGCTTATTCATCACTTTAGACAGCTTTAAAAAGACATTGAACCTTTCTGGAACTGTTGGCTGTTCATCCGGTTCGTATACATTCATATGATACGTCTCTTCTCGTGTACTTCCTACTAATGCGGCTCTCCCCATTAATACATCTTCTGCAAGCCTATGAAGTTCCTTTTCTGATTGATCTGTACCTTCCATACAGGAAAGAAGAAGTTCCATTACTTTTTCATAGCCCTTATTTTCACAAAAAAACCATTCTCTTGAAAGTTTCGTTATAAATTCTCCCTGTATGTCAAATTTTATTTCTTTGTATTCTCCCATGTATACTTCCTCCTTAAAATTCTAATTAATTAACTATCTTCCTCACATTTATTCAAGCTTTTTTTCTCTAAATAAGCCACTAAACTTTCTTTTCCACATTTAGGGCATTTTACAAATATTCTTTGCATTTCAAATCCATTGAACTCTGCATATATTTCGTTTTTTGAATTTCCGCACGTGCATACCATCAACTCTTTTTTCATCTTGTTTCCTCCGTTAAACTTTGGTTTACCCAATTTCAAGTAGGCATCTTTCGTCAGGTACTTTCCCTCCGACCTTCCATGCTCCATTAATTACAGTTTCATACTTCCCGCACTCACTTTTTTCGACTTTCACTGCTGAAAGATGAAGAGGACATTCAACGCAAAATTCAGGTATTTTATCAACAATAATCTTTTTGATTTTCATGTCTATCCCTCCTGCTGCCCTGGCAGCTTAACTCGGCATATCTCCATTTCCGAAACCTCTACTGTTGCACCACCATTCAGCATCGGTATACTCAAACGCAAACTTTGAAATATCAAGCCATTCATATGGCTCCACTTTCATATTTTCCAGTTCTTCTTCACCAGCACCAAGTTCTAATATTATTTTTCTGTTTTCAGGCGAATTAGCAACCATGATATATGAAATCTCATCTTCTCCAATGTCCCACTCTTCAACAAACATGGTATTCAGTAGATCAATTCTTGCCTGTGATTTTTCTTCTTCGATCTGTTCACGCGTTTGGCAATACATACCAATTCCCGCGCACTGTCCCTTGTAATCATTCCAACCGCTACAACTTTTACACTCTTCTTTCATGCTGCCACCTCTCCAAGAATAATTTTTCTAAATATGCTTTCAAATATAGTTACAGCAATACTGTTTCCAGCCTGCTTGTATAGCGCCATATAGTATCTTCCAATTCTTTGTTGCACCGCTTCTGCCCGCCTATAGTCTTTATCTGTATACCCTTGTAAGCGCCAGCACTCTAATTCAGTCAAATATCTATAACGCCCATTCCCGCAGTCAATGACTTGTGCTGGTGTTCTGTCTTGTCTAGTTGTAATGGTGTATGCGAAATCTTGAATAACCGTCGCTCTTCTAATTCCCGTATGACCAATAACGTTATATACACTGGGCTGTGTTACGTCATATACTGGCGGTACTTTGTCGTTATCCAGTAGGAAATCTGTTAAGTTTTTCATGGGTGTTCTAATCAAATCGTCAAAGTTAAATTTCTCACCATTTAACACCGACACTGTAAACACTCTTTCCCGTGCCTGTGGTAGTCCAAACTCTCTGGCGTCAAGTATTTCAAAATTGCTCACATATCCCATTGACTGCATTTGTTCTAAATATCTATCAAAATTTTTCCGATTATAGCTATTCAAAACGTTTTTCACATTTTCCCATATAACGTATTTTGGTTTCCATTCACCCATATTTTGAATAATATGTATTGTTTCCCACATAAGGCTTGAGCGTGTCCCGCTTCCTTTGTCTGCACCTTTCCCGCGGTTTATTCTCCCCTCTTCGGCTGTTGCTTTCCCTTGATGTCCCGCAATGCTCATATCTTGACACGGGCTGCCATGTATTAGAATATCCGGCTTTAAATTCCAACCAATAACCGACTGCGTTTTATATGTCAGTTCCTCTTCAAACATGGAATTGTACGTTCTTACCGCCTTTTCGTCTATCTCTACATAATCAATAGCTTTTGTCGGTATGTTTAGATTTCTTAATGCACATCTGGGGGAACCGATTCCCCCAAATAGTTCTAGTATCTGTACCACTCTTGCTTTTCCTCCTATGACCATGCCTGCACTGTAAAACCGATTATGCAGTATTCTTCATCAAGTCCGGTCCAGTCTTCCCATACATATATAATTACAATATCAATGGTTCTTCCGGTTTCTTTTCCGTCCATGTATTCCGGCAATACGATTTCTTCACCGATTTTGTAGCCATCTTTTTTCAGCAAAAGGAATGTCAACTTTCCGCTTGTGATTTCTTCATACCTTGAAGCCGCAAGCCTAATGTCATGTTGCTTTGGTTCTTTTTCTCCCGGAAGTTGTTGTATTCTCTCTTCGTCTTGCTGCTCTTGCAGCTTCTTTTTAGTTTCCCGGTCAATGGCTGCCTGCTCTTCATTGTACCGCTGCTCGTCCGTTTTTCTGGCATCTGAGCGGTTTAAATACTGATTGCAGCTTGTAACGGTGCTTTTCTTTTCGTGGCACTCTTCGTAATGTTCGCAGGAATAACAAAGGGCTGTCACCGTGTCTGGCTGTGGTTCAAATTCTTCCGGTTGTTCTGTCTCTTCCTTTCCCTCTTCTTTGTTCCTGTCTTCCAGTTCCTCTTCTGGCTGCCCTCCCTGTTCCTGTTCAACATCATCAATGTTCATTTGACCCGGAATTTGTCTGGCTGCTTCCTCCTGATTTTTCAGTTCTTTAACGTCTGGCATCGTCAGAGTGCCATTTTCCATAAAGATTTCTGCCGCCTGCTGCTGCCATTTCTCCGCTAATCCGCACACCTCATTTGCCACCGAAAAGGCTATGCGGTCTTCCTTAAACTCTGCCATTAATAGCGGGTGCAAGTTGTTATATACCGCATGGTATCTTCCCAGCTGGGCTTCTGTAATGCCTGTGATTTCTGCTAACAGTTCGCGGGTTCTGCCTTTCAGTTTGTGTTCCTCTTTCAGTTCCTTTGCCAATTCTTCTGCTTCTATGGCTTCATTCATTTTTTCCCAGTCTGTTTTATCCCGGAAACGGTTTGCCATAATAAGGGCTGTACGATCTTTTATGCTTTCTTTCTTGTAAATGCAAGGAACGTATCTGTATTCCTCTTTTCCCTCTTCCACAAGAGAAATGACGGCAAGTTGTCTTCTATGTCCGGCAATTATTTTGCATTTTCCATTCTCTGGTTTTTTAATCAGCAGGGGTTGTAAAACCCCTACAAGTTCAATGGTTTGTTTTAATCTGTCGTCCACATGGTAGAAATTATCCTTTGACGGTATTAAGTCGTAAACGTCCATCATTACAATTTCGCCCTTTTCCTGCGCTTCCTGTATTTCTATCGCTTCCTGCTGTTCCTCTTCAAGTGTCGTTACCTGTACTTCTCTTGACCTCTGGTTCAGCAGTTCTTTTAAGTTGAATTTATCTGCCATCTTCTATCCCTCCTTGTGTCCGAATTGGTCACACTTCCAAGTATTCAGCCACTAGGTTTTTATAATCCTGCGTTGCACTGCAACGGCTTGAATACAGCATGATTGGTTTCCGTGCAAATGTACTGGGCTTCATCTTCGGTGTTCTCCTGATATGGGTTTTGAATATCGGATATTTTAAAGACTTCAAATACTCTTCACCCTGCCTGTCCGCTTCGTTCTCCCTATCAAATTGTGTTACAAAGTAGCCACGAAAGTTTAATACCGGGTTTAAATCCTCTCTGGTATTGTCGATCTGCTCTTTTAACTCTTCCAGTCCATCAATGGCGAAATCATCAATCGTAATCGGCACCATAACATCATCAGAAGCAACCAGCGCATTAATAGTAGAAATATTTATATCTGGTGCATTATCAATTATGCAGAAATCGTACTGGTTCTTTACCTGCTCCAAAGCCTTTTTAAAGCGTATCTGCTGCGGTCTTTGCTGGTCCAGAAGTACTTCCAGATTAACTTTCAACAGGTTCATGTTAGCCGTTACTATGTCCAGCCCCTCATAATCGGTGTGCTGAATTACCTCTGCCATGTTCAAATTGCGCTCCGTCATAATATCAGCGGTTCCCTTTTTCTCATAGTTGTGTCGGTTTAAAATCTTGCTGGCGTTCCCCTGCTTGTCATTGTCTATCAGAAGGACTTTAAAGCCGTGTACTGCTGCCAGAATATGTGCCATGTTGACACTGGAAATGGTCTTTGCCACCCCACCTTTTAAATTGATGATTGATAAAACTTTCATTTCTGTTTCCTCCTTGTATCTGGTATGATTGTTTGATTTTTCCTGCCTTGCAGCGGCGTATATATCAAATACGGTGTAAATCTGGTCTTCCTCTGCTATAACCTCTTCCCGGAATATCCACGGGAACAGTTCAATGATTTCACAATACAGGGTGTCGATTGGTATTCCCTTTCTTCTATCAGTCGTGAAGCTGCCGACGTACCGTTGCAGCAGGCGCCGCCATTCCTCACGTCCCAGCTGACGTTTCAACCTGTCTGAAATATAAATTTTCTTTCCCAGCATATACCCGTAGAAATCTTGATATATGCCGGGTATCTCCAAATATCGCACCGTATCACCTTTCCTTATTTCTTGTAGGCTTCTTCTACCTTTTCAATGTATTTCTTTGTTATGCGTGGAAGCGTATACCCACTGCCGCCACACCCAAAGCACCTGCTGCCGTCCCTTTGGTTCCAGCTGTAATTTCCTGTACCTCCACACCTGCTGCAAACTTTTAATAACTCTTTGTGGTTTTTGAATATGTTTGCTTTCGCCGCCTTGTACGCTTCTTCCGGCATTTTGATATTTTGTCTTTCTTCAATAGCTTTTAAGATTTCCGGGAAGACAGCTAGAATTATTTCTTTCCGGTTATCTTCCATCTTTTCAAACCGTAGCTTCCAAAACTTTGTAAATGCCTGCTGCCCTTTCAGTTCCTCTAAAACTTCAAATACTGTTCTGCTTTCGTATTCCCGCGCGCTATATGCTACCGCTGTATTTCCACAATTTATCGCATTTCCTCTGGCGTTTGTGAATATGTATCCTGTTATTTCACCTTTTACACCATAAATTTTCAGATTAGTTTCAGACATACCATGCCACCTCTCTTTTTCTATCCTTGTTTCATATCAAGCTGTCAAAGTGTAATCTATTTGAAAGTGGCGCCATTTTATCCACTACGGCGACGGGTTCCCGTGACCTCCCCGGAAAGACCGGGGATTGTTTCGGCTGCCACCCAGACAGCCATCATCAGACGGGGTATATAATCTATGTTGTTTATGATCTTTCACACAAAAGCTTGCATATGCTCTTGTTTTGCCTGTCTGCTGCGGTGCATTTAGCTTGCTTGCTGCATTCTTGACAAACCGTTTGTTCATGCTTCCACTTTGCAGCCCATTCTTTCTGTGCTGTATTTGACGGTATCCACGGATTACGCTTTTCCATGATTTTTCCTTTCTTCCTCTGCCTGTTCATGCCACCACTGACTATATGTGAAATCCTCAATAACCGTTCTGTAATGGGCTGCATTGGTTAAACAATGATTATCCCATAACGGCTTGCAACCATCATTTCTAATGCATCTATAGAAGTTTTCTAACGCTTCTGCCCTTTCTGCTTCGTCCCGTTTTTTGTATTCTGCAAGCATTTTTACAATGGTCTTATCTGCAAAGTAACTGTGCAGATTATCTGCTAAATGCTGTTTGATATGGCAGTTCAAATCATTTGCGAAATATGCTAAATTAGATACAAATATTTTGAACTCTTCGTCATTGTGCATTCTTTCAAGAATGGTTTGATATTCTTTTTCAATCCCGTTCATATCATGTTCTTTGTAGAAATCTGCTATCTGCTGTTTGGTCTGGAATTTTTCACTGTTCATGTACACAAATTCAATTCTTTCGTATGCTTCCGGCGCTGTGGTAATCCCTGCTAATTCGTCAAATTCATGTTTCATCATAATTTTGTACCTCCGCTTTTCAATATTGTTAATTGGCTTTCTTTGATGATTTCATTATATACTTACGGAAGTATAAAAGCAACGTCATAACTCACAATCTTACGGAAGTATATTTGTGTATTGTGTATACTTCCGTAAGTATTTAATTATTTGTCTTGGAACTGAATGTGTACATACTCACCGCTATTGTCCAATTCATATGTAAATATCACTTTTCCGGTCTTCACGTAATGGATTGTAGCAATGTCTGTAATTGTGTGTTGC